AGAGGGATAAAACTATGGTGCAGACGAGAAACATGTACAGGAAACTGCTTAAATTGATTCCTAGTCCCTTCTATCTGGGTATAAACAAAGCCATAGTAACACTTAGGTAGAGGGTGTATAAATATTTCAGACTACCTGCTTGACAGAAGTGTGTCCAACCTGAGTAGGTTGTTAAACTGCTCACATATATAAGGAGAAACAAATGAAGCTACGACAACAACAGATAACTAAAATGGAAGCTATACTAAATAGTATAGAAGAAAAACTAGAACAAGTGGAAGAAAGAGCTTTCAACAGTTACAATTCCAAAGACTATATTACTTTTGATTTATCAAAAGACCTGCGTAGCTTACAAGCTATGCTTGATGACTTGAGAGAGGAGATTGAGAATGAGCAAAAGATTTAAACAAGTAAACGTACAACACTTTGCCACACTTGTGCAAGACATAGATGTGTCCAAGTATACTCAGAAAGAATACGTAGAGATTGTAGAAGAACTATATATGAGTATATTCAGACATAATACAAATGGGGACTTTGTTGTAGAAACATTACCTAATGAGAAAGGTAATTGGAAAGTGCATAAACCTTCTGCAACCAAAGAGGAAGTAATGGAACTAATTAAGAAAGGACAAGTCATATGGGACAAGAACGTAATCTAACACCTACACAACATTGGAAACTGCATCAAGGACTATGGAAAATGCTAGGTTGTGATATGCAACTTAAATACAAAGATAAAACTACTGCTGTATATATAGATAACAAAGCAAGATTGAAGTATACATATTCAACAAAAGGTTTTATAAAATGGTTTCCTATGCCAAAGGAGGATAAGATATGAGTTATAACATAACTTTACAACGATTAAAAAATGCAGTAAAAGATATTAAGTCAGAATGGAGTGAAGGAGTAAATGATAGTCATACTTTGGCACACTATAGAGGTGTAGCTAAAGGACTTGATACATTAGTAGAACACTTTCAAGAACTAGATGACTTTACAAAATGGAAGAAGGAGAAAAGAGATGCCAACAAGTGCTTATAAAAAGAAACCTAAGAAACCTACTTGGGTATGGGTATATGGAGATGAGATGCCTGAAGTGTGGGAACACTTTGGTTTTACAAATCCAGACCCAGATGATAGAATGAAATTAAAATTTATTAAGTATGAATCAAAGGAGGTGCAACGTGCCTAAACAAAAGAAAAGATATTACGAAGTAAGAGGACAAGCAATCATACACTACAAAAGATATGTAGAATATCCACCTAGTGTAGATGCAGAGGAAGTACGTAGACGTATGGAATCATTACAAACTCCAGATACTTTTGAAAAAGTACACGAAGAGTTTTACATTAGTGACATAGAAGAAATGGAGGAAGAATAATGGCAGATAATTTTTTTGAAGGTGCAGTAAATTCAGATATAACTGATAAGCTAGAAAAGTATGAAGAACTATGTGAAGCATTGGTAGGTATAGATGCTACTGAAAGATATAGTCATCAAGAAATACTTTCATATGTTTATAATTTAAAAAGCATAGAGGAGAGATTTTATGACAGTAAGAAAACTTAATGACGAAGAGCAGATAGACTTAGCAAGAGAATATATTATTGATATATTCGAAGAGTTACAAAATAGAGTATCTGTACCTAATATGATAATGGCTATGCAGATGCAAACAGCAGACCTTGCATATGATACTGCACCTAGTAATACTGTAGCTACGAGTATGTTATTAGAGGTTATTAATATGAAACTTAGAATGGAAATGGAAGAAGGAGAGGAGGTGGAAAAGTAATGAATATATTTGTACTAGCAGGTAATCCTTGGGACTCTGCAAAGATGCAATGCGATAAGCATATAGTTAAGATGCCATTAGAAACTGCACAGATGTTGTGTAGTGTATGGCATAGGTATGGGCATGGAGATAAAGTACCATACAAAGAAGCACACAAGAAACACCCTTGCACATTATGGGCAGGAGATACTAAGCAGAACTACAAATGGTTATACCATCATGGACAGGAGTTATGTGCAGAGTACACAAGAAGATATGGTAGGTCACATAAATGTGAAGGAGTAATATTTGAATTGTATCATACACCTTTTGAGTTTGACCACTATCACGAAACAATACACCCACAATGTATGCCAGATGAATACAAACATAATGATGTTATAACTGCATACAGAAATTATTATTTAGGTGCGAAAAGAGATATAGCTAAGTGGGATAAAGGAAGACAAGCACCAACATGGTTTAATGAGGAGAATATAAATGGAGTATAAATACACATATAGATTTAGTGAGCAGACAGTAGATAC